AAAGGGATCTTCTTCGAGCATTTTTTTAGTAAGTTTCTTGGTGTGATGGGTTAAAATTACACCTGCCTGAGGGTTGATCAGGTGCCTTAATTTTTCAATGCGATCTTGTAAAAACGCCAGCATCGCGGTGTTGTCATTTTCATTACCGGATTTACCAGGGTCATAGACATTACGTAAAGGATCAATCACTAGGATATCTACTTGACCTGAGCCAAAAAACCGTTGCACCGTCTCATAAACCTTATTTACCCCTGCTTCATTCAACAAAAGACGTACTTGTGGTGTCATCACTAAATTTTGACGTACCAGAGGTAGGAAATTAGGATCAAAAATAGCCTCGTTGTTTAGGATGCTTAGCCGCTCGCGTAAATAGTCATACATGATTTCGGTTTGCAGATAAAAAATCTTTAAAGGCCTGGGTGGAGTTAGCCCAAGAAATGGCAGGCCTGCTGCCAAATGCGCTAGCCAACTTAATAATAGATCGGTTTTACCAACCTTAGGGGCACCACCAAATACCAGTAGTCCACCGGGAGTTAACAGCCGAGGCGCCACTAAATCTTGCGGCAAGGGGCTAGCGTCATCAAGTAACTCTCCCACGCTAAATGCAGGTAGATCATTGTTGTTGCTAACGAGAGCGTTGCTAGTTTGCCAATCCGGTAACTCAACAGTATGACCAGGATGCTCCTCAAGTGGTAAATTAATACTTTGCGCATAAGCTTCTAAAAAAGCGGCGATATCAAGATTTTCAGCAACTGCATCAGCAGCATCCCAGCTTTGGGGTTTTTCTTCGGGAACGGCCAGCAGTGCTAAGGAGGCAATTTTTTCTAAAGTCAAGAGTTTGTTAATCACTCGATCAGCATAGTCTTTGCCCGGTTTATCATGGTCTGGCCAAACCAAGATATGCTTACCCAATAGTGGTGACCAGTCGGTTTTATCCACCGGAGCATTCGCTCCATGCATTGCCGTGGTTGCACAAATTCCTAAATCAATCAGGGCTTTTGCACACTTTTCTCCTTCAACAAGCACAACCCGATCAGCACGCGCTATACCTACCTGGTTATACAAAGGACGTGGCTCTGGTGCTCTATGTTCTTTAGATTTAACATCCCAGGGACGAAACTGTTTACCAGAAGAAGTATCGTAACGATAGACACAAGCGATCAGATTGCCATGTACGTCTTGATAATCCCATTTACCCGTGGGTGCCCCTAAAGCTTCTGCTTCAGGTTTAGACCTTGTCTTGCTATGGCTTGCCTTGCTTTGAGGTAATGGTCGTTGAGGTGTCCCCAACCAAGTCTGGATTGAGCTAACAATTTCAGGGAACTCGTAATGGGTATCCCAGCCATGTACAGCCCCCCAAAGGGAGAAGATATCGCCACCTTCACCCGTCGCAAAATCATGCCAGAGGGCAATCTTACTTCCGGATAACTCAACATGCAGACTATCACCAGCATCACCCTGGACATTGCCAATCAAAAAATTATGCTGAACAATCTTGCCGGCGGGAAACAAATAGTAGAGCGCCTCCTCAAGGTATAAGTTAAGTCGCTGTTTTAATGCCTCTGCGTCAAGCCGTTGCTCATATTTGGGAGTGATTAAAAATTGCGAAGCTGCGTCATTAAAATCAAACCAATCATACTTAAGGGATTTAGGTGGGAATGCAGATGCTGACATTATATGTTCTCTTTCCAACAATGATCTTGCCAACAATGGTTTTGCCAATAACAAAAACGACATTCAAAATATTCAGGATCAGCCGAAATACGTGGTAAGGTTTCTCCAGCTTGGGTAGCGCGTAGAATATTGACTGCCTTATCACTAGCGGCTTGAGCCAAGGCAGCATCAAAGGGGACAAGTTCATGGTAGAGTTCTGCGGTGTCTTTATTGATGGCGGTAAATAACGCAGGGTGTTGAGAAATACCGGGAATAATATCTTCCATATAGGCTTGGTAGAGGGCAATCTGGACAGCGTAGATGGGTTTGGCAAGTTTGATCCCTTTTTCTGCGGTTTGTTTCCAGGATTTAGCGTTCATTGATTTACATTCCCAAATGGCGGGCATACCCTCTGTGCTTTGCGGATTGCCATTTATCATGCGCTCACGAAATTCAGGAAAGACTGATCTGGAACGGAAACCGTAAATAATCCCATCCACATGACCTTGAATTTTCCCATCTGCTGCAGAAAAACCAAAGGGTTCACCACTTTCTTGGTGGATAGCAATTTCAAACCCACCTAGCCTTAACCAATTTAGAGCCATCTTTTCTAAAGCATGGCCCATCTCAAAGATGCGTAAGGTTCTACCTGACAACCATTTGTCTCGTGGTATGTCGGTGTATTCATATTGCAGAGCCCGGCTACAAGCTACACCAAGTCTTGATGCACCGAGATAAAACCTTGGAGGAGCATCAAGCTGGTTGCTTTGAAGCTGCATATCAATAAAATCATTGATTCTCTCGCTAAAGGTCGGTTGATGATTAAAATCAAGCGGTGTGACTTGCATTTAAAGGCACTCCTTTTGGTTGAAGTTGTGATTGTGGTTGAGTATCCATCACCAAGCACCTCCTGCCCGTAAAGCACTTTTAATGCTATTGGCATTAAACTTGAGATTCATCAACGCCGATGCTTTGTAGCGGGTCAGGTTGTAATCACTTTGATGGTCTGGCAAATACCCCAACTGGGCATCTGTGGCGGGTAAATTAAGCCAACCCTTGACCTTGTGGGCACTGTCGTCAGTTTCATAAAGGTTCATCCAGTCATTGGCAGCCGCAAAGCAGAGATCTTTTTCACCCATGGCAAGCAATTTTGCTTTTCCTTGCTTTTGCGCTCCTACTGCATACCACTGGTTGTTTTTAAACATCACATGTGTCCATGCTGCAAAACCAGTAGCCATGAAGGAATGGTTGTCATCAGTCACTGGTACCCACATAAAATGAGAATGCTGTAAGATATCGATTTCCTTCATGACAAATTCTTCTTCGCTCAAGCCACAGATCTCTTGTGAGATTTCATCATATGGGAAGACAAAATTACACAATGGGCATAAGGAAACTGTAGCCGGGACTAGAGCATCGCATTCAGGACAGGTTTTGCTGGGTGCTGTAGATTTAAGTTTAATCCTATCATCGAGATCAGCAGTTTGCTCAATCGCACCATGGGCTAAAGTTGCGGTTCCAAAATCTAACACTAGGCAATCATTTTTAATAATCCCTGGGTAATCGTTTGGATTAACCGTACGTAAGCCTCGGCCAACCATTTGAATAAAAGTCGATTTATAAGAACTCGGACGCAACAGCACAATGCAGGAAGTCGGCGGGTGATCCCAGCCTTCGGTGAGGACGGCAACATTGACAATGACTTGAGCCGCTCCTGTGGTGTAAGCCAACAGGGTCTGTTCCCGCTCAAGCTCAGACATCTCCCCATGAACCAGCACTGCGATAATGCCAGCTTCAATAAAACACTGTTGGACATGACGTGCATGGTTTATCGTCGAACAAAACACCACAGTTTGACGAGAAAATGCATGTGCTTTCCAATGACTAACCACTGCCTGGTTAATCGGTTTGATGTCCATGATTAGGGCGACTTCTTCCATATCATAGTCACCCGCTGTCTTTTTGGTTTTTTTTAGCTTTTCTTGAACACCTACATCCATCACGAAAGTGCGTGGCCGCACTAAATGACCGGATGCAATGAGTTCATTAATCGTGATTTGATCACAAACATTAGAAAATACGACACGCAAACCCTTCTTATCACCGCGATTAGGGGTTGCCGTCATTCCTAAAAGCTTAAGCTTGGGATTTAAGGATTGGGCATGGCTAATGATGCGTAAATAACTTTCGGCACGCACATGATGCGCCTCATCAATCACCAATAGGTCAAGACGTGGCATACTTTGGAGATTACTTTCTCGCGATAAGGTCTGCACCATGGCAAAGGTGGTGTTCCCCTGCCATGATTTAATGCCGGCATCAAAGATACTGGTCGAAAGCCCTGGATTGACCAGACAAAATTTCGCCTGATTTTGCACTGTCAATTCATCCCGGTGGGCAACCACACAAGCCTTGATGGTTGAGGCCGAAGCTGAGGTTGAAGCTTTAGATAACTCACCGATTGTGGCAGAAAGCATGATTGTTTTACCAGCTCCGGTTGGGGCAACTGCCAGCGTGTTACCGTGCTGCTGTAGGGCCTCAACCGCACGGTTAACTAATACTTTTTGCCTGGGTCTAAGTAACATAATTCTTCTTCTCCAACTTACCTTGCCCAAGAAGGAACAGCCGAATTAGCTGAACCAGAAGATGTAGTTTGTGATGCAGCTGCTTGTCCACACTTGTTATAATCTTTATGATCTTTGGGGATGGCAACTTTAATGACGTTGCGCATCTGTTCAGTTTCTTTATTTTTTTCCAGATCAATTTTAGCGGTGAACTCAATACCATCGAGATCGGCAAAGCTATTAATCCTGCGTGCGCTAACTGCTTGAGGAGAATTATCTGCTTCAGCAAAATCGCGAGCAGAATTTAAAATGGCCCGAATAAAACCACGACCAATATTGGCCCACTCTGGTCCTTTGGGACTATGTAAGCCGATCAGACTCCAGATTTTACGTTTAGCGTAAGGCCCTTCAAGAATGACAAACTCACAATTGAGATAGACAGCATCAGTGGTTGAGCTACAAGTGGCATAACCACCGGTCCAGCCTCTCTCGGGGTCGTTATAGCCACCTGGTCTAAGCGTCATGTTGACTTTGGCAATCACTCCCTTTGGAATTAGCTCAAATTCTTGTTGTGGCTCAGCATTTTGAAAATCTAAAAAATTTAAGTTTTCTTTTAATGTGTAACTCATGAGTTATTCTCCTAAATGTTGGGGTTGTGGTTGTGGTTGTGGTTGGGACTGTGGTTGTAGTTGTAGATCTGGGCAGTTGTAATTAAGGCGTTGTGATATAGGTCTGCCCTTAGTTTTAAGCTTGGTCATGAGTTTTCCTAGATCAGGGGATTCGATGCAATCGAGTCGTCCAGAACGATCCTTAGCGGGATAGCCGTAAGGGTTGATGGTCTGGCAGACAAAAGCGCGATACTTGGTAGATTGAGCTTTTCCTGAGGCATCTTTGATATCACCGTCAATCTCAGCCATGGTAATCACTTGATCAACGATTCCAGGTAACTCTAATCCGGTTTTGGTACCCTCAATCTGTGGGTCAAAATACCGGCGGTTAAAGTCATCAATTTTTTCATCGAGGATACCAAGAAACCAAATGTTTTTGTTTCGGGTGTGCTGCAAATGGATAAGCCAGGTGAGCATTTCTTGCCCAAGCAAACCATAAGCACGTCGCAGGTCAGGTTTATTAGTTTTATCATTACAAACTTCAGGTTGTCTCTTGCACCAACCAAAACATAAACGTGCTGCTACGGTGAGGGAGTCGATAAACACTGTTTCATAAGCGTCAAGCTCATTTGATAGAGTGTTAAATTTTTGACAGACAAAATCAAAATGTTGCTGGCTATAATTTTGGTTATCTCGCGCAGCTGGATCAGCGCCACCAATTAATACTGCGAAATCACGGCATTCTTCCCATGTGCGTGGTCGCAGGGTATGGCCACGCCAGCCTTCAATTGCAAGATCACCCGCTTCAAGGTCAACAAACAGGGTGGTTTTTTCTGGGAGTGTCCACAGCAAGGAGGTTTTGCCAATGCCTGATTTGCCAAAGATACAGCCTTTGATACCACGCGGTTCGTTTAAACGTTGCTCTGCTGAAATAATCGGTAAGGCCATGATTATCTCCCCTGCTTTTCAAGGGCAACGCTGAGTTTTTGAATACCCTCTAACCAGTTACAGACCAGCGCAGTTTTGTTAATGAAGTTACGCAAACGCGCATTGTCCATTTCCAGCAAATCTTTAATGGAGGTGAAGTAAAGGGTTTTGATAAACGTAAGATCATCATGGGCAATAGAGAGTTTGTTGGGTTCAAGCGTCAT